CTTGCAGCGTGGCGAAGTCGTCAAGATGCACCAAAAACCATACGTGACGATATCTGCCCCGCGGCCCCGTGGATTTTTTAACGCGCTGATTCCTTTTCACTAATTTTTCGCAGGCGAGGCAGCGACACGTGCGCGTGTTGCTTGAGTCTTTATGGCCGCGTTTGCAGGCCACCGTCGCTAAATAGCGCGTTTTATCTTCCTTGAGCGCCTTAATTCGAGCCGGGTCGCCCGCTCTCGACCCCGGGTCCAATGGTCTCATATAGGACAAATCCATGATAAGCCTTTGAAGTTAAACAAAAATTATAAACATGCTCTTAACCCATGAGGGGGGTAATATCCTATACCGTTTATTCTGTACTGCGTGTGTGTGTTGTTAACAACCATATCTACAGAACGCTCAGGAGTCAAGCATACTTTACTACCTTTTTGAGTTAAGTTAAAGAAAAGAGAATAGAAACAAAGACTTGGAATACCTCAAATACCAGCTACCGGAGCCACACCGAACGAATAACAACACCAAACCGTGACCGACAGCGCCCCGTAGGCTATATTCCACGCTATGAAAGTCCGTCCCCTAACCATCAAGCAGGCCGAATTTGTGGCCGCCATGATCGAGCTTAAAAAACCGATTGAGGCATATCGTCTTGTCTATTCAAAGACTTGCAACGATTCAACTGCATATACGCAAGCGTCAAAACTGCTACAAAATCCCAAAATAGCGGGGGAGATTAAAAAACACACTGATCTACTGGCAGCCAAGGCCCAAATGACCGTGACGCGCGTCCTCGAGCACTACGCTGAACTAGCTACCGCAGACCCGAATGACCTCGCCTCGGTGCGCTGGATTTGCTGCCGTCACTGCTACGGCCGTGGCCATAAATACCAGTGGATTGACGACGAGGAATGGGCGCTCGCGGCGGCCAATGCCATGGTTGCGGGCGCGGCGCCGGGTGCTGTCAGCGACGAGGGCGGGTATGGGTTTAACCGGACGCTTGAGCCGCACCCGGATTGCCCGCGCTGCCATGGTGAAGGCACGAGTGAGGTGCATATCGCCGACACGCGCAAGCTGCAAGGCCCGGCCCGACGACTCTACGCTGGCGCCAAGTACGGCAAGCACGGCATCGAAGTCAGCATGCGATCGCAAGACAAGGCGCTCGAAATGCTGGCGCGAATTCTCAAAATGACCACGCCCAAAGACGAGGGCGAGGGCGACGACGGCGTGCTCGTGATCAAGGGCGGCCTGCCGACGGCTGCTGACCTGAAACCGTGAGCAGCACCACAATTGAGCTGCCCACGCTGCATAGTGGCCAAGTCGACATATTTCTCGACGCCACCCGGCGCGGCTTAAAACGCGTTGTCGTTCGCTGCGGTCGACGATGGGGTAAAACCGTCATGCTGAATACCATCGCCGGCGACACGTTTGCGCGGCGCAAAAAAGCCGGCATCTTCACGCCCGAGTACAAGCAGCTGTCAGAGCCCTACGACGCGCTGCGCACCATGCTCGAGCCGATCAAGCTGCGCTCGAATAAAAACGAGGGAATTATTCGCACTCGGCGCGCCAGTGCAGCAGCGCTCGATTTTTGGACGCTCAACGATAACGACCTTGCCGGCCGCGGCCGCGAGTATCACGAAGTGCTCGGCGATGAAATGGCCTTCACCAAGCCAAACATGCGCGAGATATGGGAAAAGGCCATCGAGCCCACGATGCTGACCACCGACGGCATTGCGTGGCTGTTTTCAACGCCATTCGGTATCGACGAGAACAATTTTTTCTATCAGGCCTGCCACGACGAGAAACTCAATTTCGTGCAGTACCACGCGCCGACGGCGAGCAATCCCTACGTGCCACCCGAGGCGATCGAAAAATACCGGCGCAATTCGCATCCGCTCGTATTTCGGCAGGAATATCTCGCTGAGTTTGTCGACTGGTCAGGCGTGGCGTTTTTCTCGCTGCAGTCGTTGCTCGACGAAAACGGGGAGCCGCCCGAGCTGCCGACCGTATGCGACGCCGTGTTTGCCGTGATTGATACCGCGATCAAGACGGGCACCGATAACGATGGCACGGGCGTTACCTATTTCGCCACTTCGAGGCATGGCGGCCCGCCGTTGCAGATACTCGATTGGGATTTGCTGCAGATTGAGGGCTCGCTGCTCGAGGCGTGGCTGCCGAGCGTCTACCTGCGGCTTGAGCACCTCGCGCGCCAGTGCGGCGCCCGCATGGGCTCACTCGGGGCGTTTATCGAGGATAAGGGCTCGGGCACAATCCTGTTGCAGCAGGCCGCGCGCCGGGAGTGGGCCGCCAATGCGATCGACAGCAAATTAACGGCCGTGGGCAAAGACGAGCGTGCGCTCAGCGTGTCGGGCTACGTCTACCGCGGCATGGTGAAAATCTGCCGGCCGGCGTTTGAAAAAGTCAGCGTATTTAAGGGCGTCAGCCGAAATCATTGGCTAGCACAGGTGACTGGCTTTAGACTAGGCGACAAAGACGCGGCCAAGCGCGCCGACGATTTGCTCGACACATTCTGCTACGGCGTGGCGATCACGCTAGGCGACAGCGAGGGTTATTGACATGAGCGAGATTGTAATCAACGGTAGCAACGTCGGCGGCCCGCTTACGCAGCTGCTCATGTGCGACAATATCGAGCCGGGCAGCGATGTTAGCTACCAGATTTGCAAGACGATTTATTTGTGGCACCCGCTCGGCGGCAAGATGGTCGAAAAACCGATCAAGATCGCGCAGAGCCAAATGCGCGAAATTACCATTCCCCGCGGACCTGAGGAGCTGGTACGAGACGAATTTAATCGAGCGTGGGACCGGCTGCGCGCCACGCAGCTGATTCGAGGCGTCATGACACAGGCGCGCATCTACGGCGTGGGCTCGATTGTCTATGGCGTGCAGGGCGTCTCAAACGACGAGGTAATCGACCCGTGGAAACTGAGCGCCTACGAGCAGCAGGGCAAGCTCTTTTTTAACGTACTTGACCCGCTAAACACGGCCGGCTCGCTGGTACTGAATCAAGACCCGAATAGTCCATTTTTTCAAAAGATGGGGGGCAAGCTCACGGCCGCGGGCCAAGCGTGGGATTTTTCGCGTAGCTGCGTGATCATGAATGAGCAGCCGATCTATATCGCGTACTCGTATGCGGCTTTCGGCTACGTTGGCCGATCGGTATTTCAGCGCGCGCTGTACCCGCTCAAGTCGTTTGTGCAATCGATGATTACTGACGACATGGTGACGCGCAAGGCGGGGCTGCTGATCGCCATGCTAAAAGGCGCCGGCTCGATCATTAACAACCTCATGGAACGCGCAGCCGGGCTCAAGCGTGCGCTGCTGCAAGAGGCGGCCACAAACAACGTGCTATCGATCGATATCGCCGAGAAAATTGAGTCGATCAATCTGCAAAATACCGATACGGCCATGACCACGGCCCGCAAGAATATTATCGAGAACATTGCGACCGCGGCTGACATGCCGGCCAAGCTGCTGCTGCAGGAATCATTCGCCGAGGGCTTTGGCGAAGGCACCGAGGATGCTAAAGACTTGGTGCGCTACATCAACGGCGTGCGCGAGGAAATGCAGCCGCTCTACGATTTCATGGATAACATCGTGCAGCATGTCGCATGGACGCCCGAGTTTTACGCCACCGTGCAAGCCCAATTCCCCGAGGAGTACGGCAACGTTGACTACGTGACGGCGTTTTACGACTGGCGCAATTCATTCTCGGCCGTGTGGCCGACGCTGCTTGAGGAACCGCAAAGCGAGCTCGTCAAAACCGACAAGGTTATGCTCGAGGGGATTACCGACGTGCTAACGGCCATTTTGCCGTCGCTCGACCCGGAGAACAAAGCGACGCTGATCATTTGGGCGCAAGACAACCTGAACGAGCGTAAGCGCATGTTTACCTCGGCGCTGGCTCTCGACCCGGTCGCGCTGGCCGAATACGAGCCGCCCGTGCCCGATGCGTTTGGCGGCGAGGGTGAAGGCGACGACAACGCCAAGCCCGGCGGCGCCAAACTTGCGGCCGTGAAATGACGTTTTACGAAACCGTCACCGCGGCCATTGCCGATATCACGCAGCACGGCTACGACTCGCAGGCGCGTATTGACGGCTGGGTAGCGCGCATCAAGGCTGCCGCGCTCGAGTCACTGACGCCGCCCGACGTGCTCGAGGCAGCGCTGCGCGGCACGCTGGCGGGCGTCTACCATCGCATGATCGAGCGCGAGGGTATTTTTAAATTGCACCCGGGCGTCTCGAAATTCACGCTTGAGCGCGTCAAGCCGCAGCTGCGCGCCGAGCTCAATCGCCGCATGATGGCCAGCGCGAATTTAATCAAGCTCAATCGGCAGGCGATGATTGAGAAAACAACGCAGCGTTTTCAGGGCTGGGCGACGTCAGTACCCCCCGGCGGCTCTCGGGCGGTCGATAAGGCCGACGTCAAGACCAACATTCGCAAGGCGCTCGCGCAGCTGCCATTCGAGGAACGGCGCGTCGCCATTGACCAAGGCCACAAGCTCGCCAGCGACATTAACAATATCGTCGCCGTCGACGGTGGCGCGATCGCGGCCGAGTGGCGCTCACACTGGCGCCAGCCGGGCTACGATTACCGCGAAGATCACAAAGAGCGCGACCGCCTGATCTACACGATTCGCGGTAATTGGGCGCTGGCAAAAGGATTGATGAAAGCCGGGCCGGCTGGCTATACCGACTCGATCACGCGGCCGGGCGAGGAGGTTTACTGCCGTTGCAATTACGTCTATTTTTATGCGCTGCAAGACTTGCCCGAGGAAATGCTGACGATAAAAGGTAGGCAAGCTGAAGGTTTGTCGGTAGCATCCTAGCCCATGCCTGCCTCAAGCCCTCGCGCTGCTGGAATCGTATTTCGTACCCCTGAGGGTGCCGTGTTGCTCATGAGGCGCGCGGCGAGTGCGGGCGACTATCCCGGCCACTGGTCGCTACCGGCGGGCAGTATCGAAGCCGACGACGCCGACCCCGAAGCCGCAGCCCGACGCGAAGCCAGCGAGGAAACCGGCTACACGCACGAGGGCGAGCTCAAGCTGCTTCACAAAACCGACGATTTCCACACCTTCATCGCCGACGATGTAGAGCCGTTTCCCGTGACGATGAATGACGAGCACGACGGCTACGTGTGGGCCAAGCCCGACGATATGCCCAGCCCGACGCACCCGGGGCTCGCGGCGCCGCTCGCGATCGCAGGAATTGAGAATGAGCTGCACGTCGCTCAGCTGATTCGCGACGGCGTGCTTGAGAGCCCGCAGCGCTTCGCCAATATGTGGCTGCACGATATCCGCATCACGGGCACGGGCATCAGCTACCGATCAAAGCAAAAAGAGCACGTATTTCGGCCGCCCGAGAATTACCTCACGCCCGAGTTTCTGGCGCGCTGTAATGGTTTGCAGGTTATTTTTGAGCATCCCGAGAACGCGGTACTCGATAGCGACGAATTCAAAGAGCGCACCGTGGGCTCAGTGTTTCTACCCTATATCGATTGGGGTGGCCTACGTCACGACAATAGCGAGGTTTGGGCGATCGCTAAAATCTACGACGACGAAGCGCACGAAATTATGAGCGACCCGGCTAACCCCGTGAGCACGTCGCCGAGCGTTGTTTTCGAGGAAATTAGCGACAATTCTAAAATCACGCTTGACAACGGCGAAGCCCTCTTGATAGAAGGTATTCCAGCGTTGTTAGATCACATTGCGATTTGCCAAAATGGTGTGTGGGATAAAGGCGGCCCGCCTTCGGGCGTTTCTCTAACGAATCAGGAAATTGACATGACCGAAGCCGAATTGAAAGCCAAAGCCGACGCGGAAGCCGCAGCAAAAAAGCGTGCTGATGCTGAAACAGCGCAGTCCGAAAAGCTCGACACCGTGCTCGCGGCCGTGAACGTGCTGGCTGACGGCATGGGCAAGCTATCTGCTCGCATGGATTCATTCGAGGGCGCCGAAAAGGCGAAAAAGGCCGATTCCGAAAAGGAAGAATCCGAAGAAGAAAAGAAGAAAAAGGCCGACGCCGAAATGGAAGCCAAAGCCAAGGCTGACGCCGAGGCAGAGGAAAAAGCCAAGGCCGACGCCGAGGAGGCGAAAGCCAAGGCCGACGCCGAGGAGGCCGAGCGCCCCATGATGGCCGACGCGCAAGCCAAGTGCGACAGCGTCATGGCATCGTTTGGTGGCCAAGCGCCCCGCCCTCTGCTGGGCGAAAACCTGCTCCAGTACCGCCGCCGGCTCGCAGCTGGCGTGCAGAAACACTCGAAAGCGTGGGCAAAGGTTGATCTCAGCCGCCTCGATTCCGAAGCGCTGGCCGTGGCCGAGACGCAGATTTACGCCGACGCCGCGACGGCTGCCCGCTCTGGCCAAGACGTGCCGGCCGGCGTGCTACTCGAGATCAAGACGCGTGACGCCGCCGGCCGTCAGGTTTCGACGTTCCGCGGCCACCCTCGTGACTGGCTCGATCAGTTCAAGAGCGTGCCACGCGGTATTACCAAGATTAACAAGTCGCAAGCTCACTAAGCCCACGCGCTAGCAACCCTAAAGGCCGAGATCATGACCGCACAAGTTTCTTTTAATCCCCTGCTGACCACGAATGCACTCGGTTCGTTTTCGGTCAAATCCGAGGGCTACGTACAGGGCACGGCGCTTGATGACCCGGCGATTCGTAACAGTCTCGCAGGTGGCGTCGTGGCCAATTCCGAAACGTACCCAATGTGGGGCGGCATCGCGATCAGCGAGGATATCCCGACCGCGACCACGGGCACGCTAGGTGGCCTGATCTCACGCGCCACGGCACTGGCCAACATCACGGGGTTTACGGTTTTCAATCAGGCACACGCTGGCCTGACTTCGCCGCAATCGCCTGTTCCCCTGTATCCGTCGGGCGCCAGTATCAATTTTTTCCGTCTCGGCTCTGGCGCGCGCATCGCGCTCCAGATTCTTGCCGCGCTGGTCTCGCTTGAGGGCGGGCTGATCACGCAGCAGGTTTCGTGGGATTACGCAAACGAGCAGATTACGACCCTCGACGGCGACGGTGCATTGCCGATCAAGATTCTCGATATCAATGCCGGCAATAGCAAGACGGTGGCATTTAATACCGGCACCGGCTTTGCAACGTGGACGCCTAACGGCTACACGGCGATTGCGCTGATCTAACCCTCTGACCTCACGATACCCGGAGCAAATTAAATGGCAAACGTAACTGCGTCGTATATCACGGTCAACCCGTCGTATATCATGCCGGAAATCATCATGCAGTATCAGCAGGCGTCCGGCGCCTTTGATTTGCTCGCATCGCGCGACCCGATGCCCCGGCTTGGCGAGGGAGACCTGTACGCCTACATCAAGCATCTTGACGTTCGCACCAAGGTTGCCGCCGGTCAGCAGGCCTACAATCAGCTGCCCTCGGCTACCGTCGTGGCGAGCATGATCTCGACGCCTACCTACCTGCTGCGCACCCGGGCCGAATACGACCACCACGACACGGCCGCGGCCGCTCGCTGGGGTTTCTCGGTCGTCGAGGCCCAGCGTCTCGCGATGCGTCAAGGTATTTTCCAGCTCATGCGCTCGGCGCTGCTGTACGGTTTTAACGCAGCAAACGGCGAGGGCATCGCGAACACGGCGGGCGCTACCTCGGTTAACCTGCCGGCCGACAGCAACGGCAACGATACCGTGCTGACCTACGATAATGGCCAAATGGCCATCTTCATCTTGGCTCAGATTGGCGCGATCAAAACCCGCGCCATGCAGCTGGGCACGGGTGCCCGCGTCGTGATTCTGGCGCCGCAACGCATCGGCGCTGCGCTCGAGTATCAAAACATCGTGCAGCTGACGCAATTCCAGCGCGACGGCGCGGGCTCGCTGACCACCGCAGGCGTGGTTAAAGAGGTTGCCGCCATGAACGAGGACATTGTCGAGTGGCTCTATGACGACACGCTGATCGGCAAGGGCGCAGGCGGCAATGACCTTGTGATTATCTCGGTGCCAGAGGTGAAAAATCCTCGCGGCGGCAAGGTGAACACAAACGAATTCGCCGATCTCAACCCGGGGACCGGCGCCTGCAACATCATGTTGTGCGACATGGCCGCACCGCGTGAAATCCCGACGCCCTTGCCGGGCGGCGCGATCGATGTGCTAAGCGAGCTGCGCGTAACCTCGGGCTGGGGCGTGCGGCCCGAAGTGATCACACTGGTCAGCATGCAATACCAGTAAAGCTATTGAGGGCATTTTTAATAGCGGCTATACTGAAAGCCCGGCGGCCGAGAGCTTGCCGGGCTTTTTTAATACCCTCTTTTGGAGCTAGCCGATATGCGCGTCCACATTGCCAACTGCAGCAAACAGCCACACGATTTTATTTATTGGGTGCCGGAGAACGACCGCCCGCTCGTGCGTAATATTCCGATCGGCGGGCAGATTGCCCTCGACGGGTCGAAGGACGTGCTCGAGGGCATCATCGGCCAGCACCGCAAGTACGGCCTGATCGATATCAAGGAAATCGACCGCGCGCGGGAATTCCACGGCATCGCGTTCAGTTTCGATAAACCAATCGTCGTCGAGCAGATTGTGCACGCCGTCGAAAAGAACGACGAGGCGCTGCAGCTGGCCGGCGACGAGGTACGCAAGGCGGCCATGATCGCGCTTGACGAGAACGCGCAAACCGCGGCCGCCGAGACGCAAACCAAGCTGCTGGCGTCAGAGGCCGAGATTATCGAGCAGCCGAGCGGCCCGAACGACCGCGGCCCGAAAATGTCGCAGAAACTCGAGGTTGTGCCCGAGGGGCAAGCGCCGTCGGCGGTACGTCGCGGGCGCGGCCGGCCACGCAAGGCCTAGGCGATGCAACCGACACAGGCGGGGTTTGTCTCGTGGATTCGCGCGGTTATGGGCATCACGACCGACCAACTACCAGACGATGCGCCTGTGATCGGCTACGCCTTTAATATCGCGCTGGCGATTGTCTCGCTTGAGCTGAACCTGATCGACTGCTCGGGCGTGATCTATAGCGACGCCGTCTATAACTTCGGGGGCGATCGGATACTCAATTTCGCGCAGGACGCGCCCGACGCGCCGCCCGTGCAGGGCAGCTCGCCGCCGATGGCGTTCTTTGCGTTCACGCGCAAGCAATACGGCCTCAATAGCTTTGTAGCTGGCGTGATCGAAGCCGCCGCCGACGAGAGCACGAGCGAGACGATTGCAGTACCCGACAGCCTGAAAAATATCACGCTCATGGATTTGCAAAACCTCAAAACGCCCTACGGCCGCACCTACCTCGCATTTGCCCAAATGCTCGGCACGCTTTGGGGGCTGACGTGATTGTTCACCTCGGCGTTATTGACGTGCCCTATGCGAATAGCAAGGAGGGCACCACCACGGGCGAGGTTGCCGGCTTTCTTGAGTCGAAATATGGCGTCATGGCAAAATTCGTCGACGTGGCCATGCCTGACATTGCGGCCGCGCTGGTCAAATCCTACGCCGGGGCGATCAAGTCGATCGCGCAGGGCGCGCCCGTCGACATTGACCCGTTCGCGAGCGGCGCCTCGAAAATCGAGGATAAGTTTCGGGTGTTTCTCGACGCTAACGGCACGCACATCGTCACAGGCGCCGCGAAGCGCCGAGCCCTGACCGGCAAGACGCTACGCAAAAAGAAAGCGCCTAAAGTCGTAGTCGGCCCAAACAAGCCCGTGTCGTTTATCGAGACTGGGCTCTATCAGGCGTCGTTTAAAGTCTGGACCGAATAGAATGGCCACCGTCGCGGAATCCGCAGGGGCGCCTACTGAATTCGGTGCGGGGCTGCAGCTCGGCACCAACACAATCAGCCAGCGTCAGGAGATCACGTTTACGCAGTACATACGCGTGGTGCTGCCGCTCGACGGTTTCGTGTTTTGGGTTAATTCCGCGCTGCTGCGCGCGCCGTTTCGCTATAACCTGCTCGGCTACAATGAGTCGGCCTACAGCGAGACCGATTCGGCAGGCCCGCCGACCACGCTAACCGCGCTGGGCTCGCTGCACTACTCGAGCGACGTACAGCAAAACGAGAGCGACTCGGCGACCGTCAATGGCGTGATCTTCACGGCTGAGCAAGAGGTTAAAGACTTGAACGCTGTTTCGCCGGCCATGATGTACGTGGGCGAATTTGAAGGCCGCCGATTCGCGTTCAGCCGGCGCGCAGCGTTCTACCGACAGGCTGACCTGTGGCATTACCGCGGCGATGCGATCTACGCCACGATGGCCCCGCAGCTGATCGATTCGCTCGATCAGCTCGGGCAGCAGCAGCTCGTCGTGAGTAACAGCCTGCCGATTTGGCTCTCGCTCACAAGCTACGTGCCACCGTATAAAGGCATGCCGGGCGCGCTGCCCGGCTGCCCGATTTATCCGTCGTTCGCGGTGCCTGAGAACCTCGCGCCGCCCTACGTGGCCGTGCATATCCCGCCCGGCTCTACGCGGCCGTTGCAATCGGTGCCGCGCCTCGATCAGTTTCTCGATAGCTACCAGCTGGCGGCCGACACGGTGCAGCTGACGCTGCGCGGCCTGCGGAACAACGCCGCGATCGATTTTATGAATTGGCTTATGACGTACAGCGTCGACACTGATAATTTTGGGCTCATGTCCATGCCGATTATTCGTGACGACAAAGAGACGCAAAAGGAGTTTGGAATCCTCGCGCAGAAAAAGATATTGACACTAGAGGTAAGCTACTATCAAACTCGCTTGCAGCGGCTCTCGAGGCAGCTAATCGAGCATGCGTTTATTACCTTGATTCCTGAGCAGTACCCGACCTAACCGGAGCACCTGACCATGCCACAAAGCCTACCCTCACTGACCGCGCAAGGCGCCTCATTGATCGCCCTCGGCGCAGCATCCGCGCTGAATATCGCGGCCGCGACCGTCGTTAAAGCCGCCCCCGGCCGCATCGCCCGCGTGAGCGTGAGCACCGCCGGCTCAGGCGCCGGCTCTGTGCATGACTGCGCGACAGTCGGCGCGATCGCCGCGGGCAACCTCGTCGCTTCGATTCCCGACGTGGTCGGCGTATACGAGATCGATTTCCCTTGCGCCGCGGGCATTGTGGTATCGCCGGGCGCGGGCGGCCAGGTTGTCTCGGTGAGTTTCACCTAATCCCCGCGAGGGCTTGAGAGCACGCTAGAGCGAGGGATTTTATGTCAAACCAAATTGTACAAATCAATGTTTCGCAGATTGTGGGCGCGGCGCCGAGCAACCTGCAGAAAACCGGCGCGCTGGTCTCGCAGGGCGGCACCACGCTAACCCCGGGCCAGCTGACCGACGCGAACCTGCTTACCGAAATGGCCGATCTTACGCCCCTGCTGAGCGGTGGCGTTGCAATCTCAAGCATCACGTTCGCCTCGGGCTTGGCCACCGTCACGCTTGCCGGCCCTTCGGGAATCCCCGCGGGCGACACGCTACCCGTTGTGATCGCTGGCGTCACGCCGGCCGGCTGGAATGGCGAATGGGAAGCGACCTACGTTAGCGCCGACGTTTATACGTTCCCGATCGCCTCGAGCCCGGGCGCCGCAGTAACGACCGACGGCGTGTCAACGCTCGAGGACGTGTCAGAGCTGGTCGCGATGGCCACGACGTTTTTTGCGCAGGGCAACGCGCAGTCGATCTACGTGCTCGAGCTGGGCGCGGGCACCACGGCGCAGGGCGTAACCGCGCTGAATACCTACATCGAAGACCCGCAGATTCCGGTCTACGCGTACCTCGTGCCGAGCGAGTGGAAAAACGAGGCGACGTTCCCGACGATGGCCAAGAATTACGAGGCCACCACCGCCAAGGTTTATTTTTGGGTGACGTGCGATCTTGAGACCTACGAGACTTTTTCGGGCATCAAGTCCGTGTTTCCTCTCGTGCAGTCGCCTGACGCGCCGTCGACCGAATTCTCGCTCGCGGGCGTGCTCTATGTGACGCTGAATTACGCGCCGACCAACACCAACAGCGTGACGCCGTTGTGCTTCGCGTTTGTCGTGGGCGTGACGCCCTACAAGACGCTGACTGGGCCGCAGCAAACCGCGCTGAAAGCCGCCTTCATCAACTGGATTAGCACCGGCGCCGAGGGTGGCATCGCGAACACCTTGGTGCTATGGGGCACGATGGCCGACGGCAACCCGTTCAATTACTGGTACTCGGTCGACTGGATACAGATTAACGTCAACCTCGATCTATCAAACGAGTTGATCAACGGGTCTAACAACCCGCTCGCGCCGCTTTACTACAATCAGGCGGGCATTAACCGACTTAAGAAACGCGCGCAAGGCACCTTCAATCGGGGCATCAGTTTCGGCCTTGTGCTGGCGCCCGCGGTCGTCGAGGCGGTCGATTTCATCACGTACACGCAGGACAATCCGAACGACTACCCAATCGGGCTCTACTCGGGTTTGTCAGCCGAGTACACGCCGGCTCGCGGTTTCGAGCAGATTATCTTTAATATCGTCGTCGCAAACTTCGTCTTGAGCTAAGGGGCACTGAACCATGGCCGGTAATCCGCAAATTGCACAGGGCACTCTTAATCGGCTGCTCGGGTCCGTCGTGTTTCTCGAGCACCCCGAGCTCAATATTACGGCGCCCTTTCTCTCGCAAGAGGCGATTAGCATCACATTCAGCAATGATGCTGGCCTGCTGCTGCCGACCATGACGGGCGGCGTCAATTCGCCCGAGCCCTACCAAATGGTTGACATTGCCATTCACCTGATTCGCGCGCAGTCGTTCTCTGACCTGTACAAACAGCAAATCGAGGATGACACGAACGTGGGCGATTTCACGGTCATTCCCGATTCGGTGACGCTGAGCGAGTACGTGATCGTTAACGGCATCATCAAAGGCCAGCGCGAGGTTTCATTCGACGGCAAACAGCCGGGCCTGCTGATCACGTTGTCGGGCATTTACTACGTCAATAATAGCCTTTGGGTCTCATGAGGCTTGACCGGGCGTTAAATATTGTCCTGTCGATTCAGACAGAGGCAGGCGATCATATCTACGTGCACTCGACACCTCTCTCGCGGGAGGTGTTTCGCCGCTATTTTGTCGTGATCGGCAAGACGTTCGCCGAGCTTTTTAGCGGCGGCTTTAGCGTGATCGCCGGGCCGGGCTTGGCGTATCTCATGCTTGAGAAAGTCGCGCTCGAAATGGGCGAATGGGAAGGCCCTGAGGGTGTGCAAAATGGGCTTGTAAATGAGCTCATTCGCTTGTCCAGTGTCATGATTGCGACAAAAGACGAGGGCTGGAAATCTCAACCGCTACACACTGCGATTCAGCGCAAGTTGCTTGGCGCTGACGAGATTGACGAGGTGCTGTCAGAGCTCGTTTTTTTTATGTGCGTGCACTCGGTGAACAAGAGAGAGTCGGCGGCCGGGATTATGAGGAACGCGCACTCTCTATGGCTATCGCAAGCTACTCACTTGGGCTCTACGGAGTTTCTCAATACTTTACAGATATCGACCGAGGCACCGCCGGAGAATACGCAGTCCGATTCGGGGAAAACGTCGTAACTGAGGCGCTCGATTTCATCACAAACGACGGTTTCCGAGAATACTTTGCGCCCTCTGAGCTAGAATTCAAAAATAGCGCTCACGAGCACCGGCAGCGCTACCTACTGAGACAACTGCGGGGGCGCTGGTCGTGACTGAACAAGCAACAAGCGTTCTAACTATCGAAGTCGACGATAGCCAATTCAAAGGCTATACCGAAGATTTTTATAAGTATAAAAGCGCGGTCGACACGATGCCCGGCCAATGGGGCAAAGTGACCAAGGCGACCGGCGACGGCGCAGACCATTTTACGGCGATGGTTGCCTCGCTGAAAGCGATCGAGGAACACACCAAAAACGTGACGCGCGCGCAAGCGTCGAGTAATCAGAAACTCGACGGCACGCTGCTGTCGTTTGGCAAGCTGCGGAAATTCACGAGTGGCATCGCCACCGACATGGCGAATGTAACCTTTAACCTGCTCAAGTGGACCGCGCTGGGCGGCGCGCTGTCGCTGGCGGGCGGTTTTTTTGGCATGGATTCCCTTGCACGCGCAGCTACCGCAACGCGGCGGCAATCGCTCGGGCTGGGCGTCACGCCGGGCGAGCTCAAAGCCGCTCAGGTGAATTACTCGCCGTATATGAATGTCGATCAGACGCTCGGCAACATCGCCGACGCAAAGAGCGATTTGTCGAAGCGCTGGGCGTTTAACGCGCTGGGTATCAGCAACAGCAGCATGCAGACTAAAGACGCTGCAGAGCTCTTGCCTGAGCTTATCCCGAAACTTGTGGCCGCCTTCAAGCGCACAGGGCAAACGACGCAGGGCGCCGACGCGCTCGGGCTAACAAACTTCGTTGACGTGGACACGCTGCGCCGGCTGAGCAAGCTATCGCCGCAAGAGCTGGCCAAGACGGCGCAGAGCTACGGCCGCGACAAAAATACGTTAGGGTTAAGTGAAGATACCCTTAAAAAATGGACCGAGCTAGATAAGCAGCTCGAGCGCTCAAAGAGCACGATCGAGACCGTTTTGATTGACAAGCTCTCGGGGCTGGCCGGGCCGATCGGCGAGCTATCGGATGCGTTCACCACGGCGCTAACCGATATCCTCTCGAATCCCGATCTTGGCAAATATATGCACGACCTCGGCGACGAGATTGTTAAATTCGCGAAGTACATCGGCAGCCCTGTCTTTAAAGAGGAGGTTTCCCGCTTTGTGTCAGGCGTGGGCCAGCTCGCCGATAAAATCTTGTGGGCGCTCGATAAGCTCGGCATCATCGATATTCGCACCGAAAAGGAAAAAGCAGATAGCGAGGACGCACACGACCAAGGCGATGTAGACGCCATGTCGGCCATGGGCGGCGGGGCGGTAGGCAGCGACGCTTATAGCAAGCTCGCGCCCTCGTTCAACGCGGGGACCACCGGCGCGAGCGGCTCGAAAGGCTGGGGCGGCAAAGAGCATGCGGCCGCACGCGACGCGACTATGGCGTGGCTTGTCGGCCACGGCTACACCACGTCACAAGCGGCCGCGCTGGCGGGGAATTTCGCGCAGGAATCAGGCTTTGATGACCAAGCGCAAAATGCGCAGGGGAATTTCGGCCTCGCGCAATGGGGCAAAGCTCGTCAAAAAGCGTTTGCTGCATGGGCGGGCTATGACATTCACGACAAGCGCGCTAACCGCGAAAAACAGCTCGAGTTTGTCGACTACGAGCTGCACCACGATTATAAAAAATCGGTACTCGACAAGCTCAACGAGCACCCGAACGACACTGCGGCGAACACGGACGTAGTGACGCGCAGCTATGAGGCGCCGGGCGACAGCTCGGGCCAAGCGCGGCAAATGAATGCCGCGAATATTCAGCATAATTTCGTCGTGAAGATCGACAACAACACCGGCGGCAACGCCACCGCCACCGCCGCAAGTCTCGCGACGCCCGCCTCATGAGCGCCGGCCCTAGTCAGCAATGGCGCCTGAGCTATGAGCTCTCGCCGATCATTCTAACGAATGGCATTGCGGCCAATCTGCCGGGCGGCGTGCTGCCGATTATCAATATTCTCGGCGACGCCGATATAGACACGGGCTTTAATACCGACGGCCGCGATAATTTCGCCCATTTCCAGCCGATACCCGGTAGCACGCTGATCGACAACGAGATCGGGCGCTACCCGTTCGCAAATCAGGCCGTCGCCGCTAACTCGATTATCGCAAATCCACTCGTCGTGTCGCTGCTCATGCTATGCCCTGTCAATCAGCAGGGCGGCTACGACGACAAGTCAAGCCGCATCACGTCGCTAAAATCGCAGCTCGACGCCCACAACGGCGCGGGCGGCACGTACACGGTGGCGACGCCGGGCTATATCTACACAAACTGCATCTTGCTTAACGTGCGCGACGTGACCAAGGCGGGCCCGGGGCAAGTGCAGTCGGCGTATCAGTGGGATTTTATAAAGCCCCTGCTGACGCTCGAGGATGCCGCACAGGCGCTTAATGCGCTGCTGAGTAAGATAGATGCCAATCAGCCCACGGCGGCGCCTGCGCCCACGCTGGCGAGCGCTACGGCGTCAATTCAGAGCACCGTTACCGACGCGCTACCCGACGGCGTCGTAACAAGCGCCCTCGGCATGCCGGCGCCCTCGTGGTCGAGTCTGTCAACTATCATCGGGGCGCCCACAAGCGCGCTAGGCGGCCTCACGCAGCTCTCGGGCGGTGCGCTGCCCAATAACCTCGTCGGCATGGCCACGAGCGGCGTGCAGAGCACGCTGCAGGGCGCGCTGCCGTCTATCCCTGTGCCCGCGTCGGCCGCGGGCATTGTGAGCGCGGCTAGGACCGTCATATGACCTTGTTCCCGTTCTCCCCGCCAGTCGGCGGCAATTTCCAGTTTCAGCCGACGCTAGACGGCGTGCAGTATTCGGTCGTGATCACGTGGAACTTGTGGGCGATGCGCTATTACGTGAATATCTACACGCTGCAGAATATTCTCGTGCTTGCGATCGCCCTGATTGGCTCGCCCGACGATGCAGATATCAGCATGACGCTAGGCTATTTCGACTCGACGCTCGTCTACCGCGTGAGCTCGAATACCTTTGAAGTCAACCCCTAAGCGGCCGTGCGATTCTATGACATTCAGATTACCAATGATTCGGGCGCTAGTGTGGCCCGATGGACTAGCTTTGTAGACGGAAAAACCGTACCTGGCGCGCTCAACGTCGAGTTTGATATCCCGATCTATACGCAGGCCGCGCCCATGGGCGGCGGCTATATCAAGATTTGGGGCGTGGGCCTCAAGACGGTAGGACAGGCCAGCGATTTCAATGGCCAGAATATCAAGGTGTATGGCGGCATGCAAAAGGGGCTGCCTCTCGCCAATCCGCTACAAGCCGGCCTGCTGATCTCGGGAATTATTCAGCAGGCATTCGGCAATTGGCAAGGCGTCGAGCAATCGGTCGATTTCCAAGTGCTGCCGGGGCTGGGCTCTGACGCCATGCCCGCTAACCTCGTGCTCGACTGGAAAGCCGGCGTGCCCATGGGGCAGGCGCTCGCGAACACGCTCAACGCTGCCTACCCGAACCACACGATTGACGTTGATATCAACCCGGCGCTTGTGCTCGCGCATGATGAAAAAGGGTTTCATTCCAGCCTGTCACAGCTCGCGGAATTCTCGAAATCGACGAGTCAGAATATCATCGGCGGCAGTTACCCGGGCCTCGATATCGCAGTGCACGACACGACGATTAAGGTGTATGACGGCACAAGCCCCGACGCACCCGTGGCGATCAGTTTTAATGACCTGATCGGTCAACCGACTTGGATTGCGCCGAGTACCATTTCCTTGCGCTGCGTTCTTCGCTCTGATTTGGTCGTGGGCTCATATATCACGATGCCGCGCGCGGCCGTCACGACCACGTCCAGCAGTTTCAGCCAGTACCGTGACAAGGCGGCGTTTCAGGGCAAATTTCAAATCACGCAGGCTCGGCACCTCGGGCACTTTCGGCAGGCTGACGGCTCGAGCTGGGTAACAGCGTATCAGGCCGTCGAGGCGGGGGCGTAGTGGGC